CGGTGGCCATAAAAATTACCAGAAATTAGTTTTACGATGTGGGTCACAAACCCTTACGGCTCAGCACAGCCTTGCCTTATGACAATATATTAGCGTGCAACTGAATTTTTCAAACGATCATACAAATCTTTGTCAGTTCTATATAGCCTCATCTGTTCTGTAATGTTGAAACTTTCAGCAGCAAATGGGTTTTTAGTTCCAGCAGGAATATCACCTCCACTTGATCTACTTGCAGAAGCACCACCGCCTTTAGGCTTTGGTTGTTTCAAAATATAATCAGGAAGTTTGCCTTTAGCCCAATCAGAAACAGGAGTTCTTTCATATCCATCAACAACGACAGGAACACCGTTATCAACTTCTATTTTGTCTTTTGGTAAGAAATTATTTAAGACAAGATTAGGATCGTGGACGATTTCAGCTAAAGCTTGAACAGCAGGTGAAACTAATTCCAATTCACGAACTTTAGCTTCAAGTTCTGCAATCTTCTTTTCTTTTTCAGAAGACCTTTCTCGGTATTGTTCTTCTAACTTTGTTCGAGCTTCGGTGTACTTACCTTGCTTTTCAAGTTCAGCTTGCTCCGCATTGTTTTTGAAATCAATCAAAGATTGAACATCAACATCAGCAGGAACAGCTTTAGACTTTTCCTTTGCTTTCTTGTATTCGTCTAATAGCTCTGCGTTTTTTTTACGCATTGCATCTAGTTCGGCTTTTAGATTCTCTTTTTCGGAATCAACAGCTTGCTCCACAGGAGCAGTTGTTTCGTCAGGCATAAAAACCCACAGGGTTATTTAGGTGTTTTAACAATAACTCTTTTTCTTCCCTTTGCCTTTTTTTCTTTTTTTAGGCATAACCGAATAGCAACTAAACTTTACCGTAGCGTCTTTGCAGTTGACTTAGTGTAAGTTCACTTCCATCATCTCTAATCATTTTTTGTAAAGCTGCTTGAGGACCACCATTCTTAGATATTTTGTTGAAATATTTAACACGACTAGGACTACCGAAAACATCTAATTGAGCAGCTTTGCCAGCAGGAGTATCTTTCAACCATTGCCCATAAGTCATATTTGAAGGAACCATTCCACCTGATGCTGACCTTCTTCCTACTCTTGGTGGGTCAAACTCAAAACCCATTTCTTTTAGTCTTTCATAATCAACAACAGCAACAGTAGTAGAGCGACAATTAAAATGTTGAGGAGGTAAGGGGCCATCACCATATTCAAAAACTTGACCGTCTAAAGAAGCACAAATAGATGAAGTTCTGCTATCAAGCGTTGCCACATATCTGTATTTCTGAGTTATATCACTATTTGATTTATAAACATTTTGACTAGCAGCATTTGAGACTTGATTAACACTTGTTCTAACAATTGCCGTAACTTGTCTGTTTGTTGCAGCCGTTAAACTTCCCCCTGCTTTTGCTATTTGTTTGACACTTCCTTTCTGATTAAACAATAAGCGACCTTTTAATTTCCTTACTATTTCGTCTGTTGTTTGTCCTTGTAATAATCCAGTTCTTACTTCCTTTGCCAATAAATCTGCTGATGCTGTAGTTATTCCTTGAAAAGCCTTGGCAACAGTACGTCCATCAGGCAGCGTAATAATTGCACCTTGACCAGCAGTCAAACTGTAAGTTTCTGGAGCACCTGTAACTGACTTGAAAAGATCTTGCTGAAGCGTTATTAAATTTAATTGAGTTGGATCGGTAGTTACAACAGATTTTGCAAACTGTGGACTTACTTCAACTGTTCTGACCATACTTCTAGCTGCTTTTGGTAAAGACTTCTTTAATTGTTCTTCTATAAATTCTGTTTGCAATATTGCTAAACCTTGTAAATTACTTGCAGTTATTTCTGTTGCATCTCCAGCCCAAGTAGCCAAACTTTCTTTTACTTGAGCAATAATTGTTCTAAGTCTCTGAGCTTTGTAACTATCAGACCCTTCTAATATTTTTAATTGATTAGCAGCCTCAACAATAATGTTGTTGTATTCATTAATTATCCGTCTAGAAACACTATTGCTATACCTATTTAGGTCAATAGCATTTCTAAATAGAACGGCTGGAGTGCCTTCATCCGTTATTTGTGGAACAGAAAGTGTTGGCATTTATTAAGCAGCTTCATCTTCTGGCTCTGCTGATTCTGTAGGAATCTCTTCTTGTACTTCCTCTTGTGGTTGCTGCATATCAATTAAACCACCCATTTCGGTAGCTTCTAATTCTTCTTCGACGTCAAACTCATCTCCCAATACTTCACCCTCAGTTAATTGATCTAATAAAGTTTTTTGTGTAATAGTTCCAGCAGTATAAAGAGAAAGCAAACTTTGAATCTCTTGAGGATCAAGTCTTGATGCTAAGAAATCTCTATTAACAAAACTACTACCAGCTTCATTACTTCCTAGGTATTGAGCATGATAAGCAAGTGAGTTATCAATCATGTCTTGTACCTGCTGTGCTACCACTTTCATTGTTGAATCTCCTTGTGATCGGTCTATCTTTTTTGCTTCTGCTGTTTCTGCGGATAGCTTTTGCCCTAGAACTGCTGCCAATCCGAGTTCATTTATTTGACCAGACAATTGCTCTAATCTTTGGAATTGTGCGTTATAACTTGTACCTTTACTCTCAATATATTCTGCCCGACCTTCAGCAGGAAAGGCAATTGCTTCTCCTGGTCCAGCACTAACTTCTTCTGCTGATTGAGGAAAACCATAAAAAGCCAACATGGGAACGGCTGATATATGAAGCTGGTTATCTAAATCAGATTGGACTTGATAAGCCTTTAAATTTAATTCTGCTATGTCCTCCATTGGTGGACGTGACTCCATCAAATTAATTCGATTGGAATAAGCAACAGAAAAAGGAATCTCAGGCAAACTCATTACACCTTCATCAAATAATTTATAGTCACCTGTTTCAGAATCTTTCCTATGAATTTCAAATTTGCCAGGAGTTAAAACACGAACTTGCTCTACTTCTTTTTCACCATATAAACCATCAGGCTCAAAGACATGCTCAAGCAATCTAAGTTGTACGAATTTCTGCTGACCATCATCTAACTCTGTTCTCCATCCTAAAATTTCCCTTGGCGAATAAGTCACCCAGTATGGTCTTCCATTTTGTCCAGCAGCAGGAGCATCAACTAAAACTCCACAATGTCCATATCTAATTACTTTCCTAGCAGTCTCATAAGTCCAGACATTGAGATCATTTCCCTGCAAATCAACATCAAATAATTGCTCCCTAATTACATCAGCAACATCAGTTAAACGAACAGGCTTTCTTGTTAACATTCCTGCCAACATTCTTTCAAGACGTTGATAAAAAGGAGGACAAACAGAACGAGCTAATCTGTTGTCATAACTCTCGTCTAATTCTCTAGGCTCTTGCGGCAAATATCTTCTGTGCTTTTTACGCATCTCATAAGATCCACCCATTAAATCTTCAATGAGAATCCAATGAGGCTCTTGTATTTGCCAAGCGGCATTAGGATCATTTACAAAAGTTTCTGTACCTGCTTTATCACGACTGTAGTAGTTGTAACCGCTATACACGATGGAACCTCAACGCTATGTGAACAGTTTAGTCTTAATACAGCCTAATACCTGTTCCTCTTCCTGCTCTTGCATATAAAGGATTAAATTCACGCCAAACCAAATAACCTAAGGCATCATTAGCGTGATCATATCCTGCTTCTTTATCAGGATCACCTTTTTCTGTATAACTCTGTAATTCAATACACTCAATTAAGCGTCTGCAACAGGAAGCAATCTCCAATCGTATTTGTCCTTGTCCGTTCTCCAAAAGAGCTTGGACAGCCGAGACTCGATCTCTGACTGGTGGGTTCGCTTTGGGACTTTGATTTGAGAATCCATAACCTTCAAGTATGGATATATCTGTTTGTGCTGCATTTGTTGAACGATTCCCCCCTGAAGAATCTGGATAAATAAATATTCGTCGATCTGGGTATCTACGAATAATTTCTTTAGCAAGAGCATCAGTGTCATGTGCTCCTGTGATTTCATCAATTATGACTAGCTTTTCACCAGTACGCACCCCTATAACAGCAGACATGTTGGAAATATTAAAGTCAATTCCAATGCGTAATGGCTCTTCATCAAAATCAAATTTCCTATCAGTAACATGTAGTTTTCTATTGAATCGGTCATACACTTGACCTGTAGTGAGATTACAAAACTCACCGTTTAAATATGCTTGTAAAAGGTTTGGATCATAGTTTGCTTCTAACCGTTTAATGAAATCTGGGGGAAGGTGTGGGTTGTCCGTTGTCTTCATTTTTATTAACTTACGATCTTGACGCTTCTTTGCTTCGTCAGAGCCAAATGTTTGCCACATCCACCGAAATCCTTCAGGTGTTGAAGCTGCTGCAAATTGCCGAACATTCCCAGAACGTAAACGACCAAGAATTTTTGGAAAAGCTCTTGAAGCAATAGTTGGTGTAACTGTGTCAATTTCGTCAGTTAATACAAAAGCCAAGTTCAAACCAATAATTCTTGACCAGTTCTCAAAAGATCGGCATAGAATTTTAGTGTCTCCATCAGGTAAATGAAGAATATATTCGGGCAAAGGAGATGATCTAAATGTATAAGGGATCTCATAATCTTCTAAAAAATTATCAAAATCAGTCATCCAAATATCTCGAATCAATGGTCCTGTTGGTTCCATTACACAACCAATAAAACCTTGATTTGACATAGCTAAATGTACTGTCTTTGCACATAACGCTCTAGTTTTTCCTGCTCCATAACCTGCTGACAATCCAATTATTTCTGTTGACTCATCTTCTACAAAAGCTAATTGCCCTGGATGTAAATCTGTTTTTATTTTCTCTAAAGTCTTTTCAACATTAAAATCATCTGCTCGATCTGCAGCGAATAAAACATGACCTTGTTTAGCTGTTAAAAGAATTGTCAAGAGCAAAGGGAAGCTAATTTTGCTGCTGTGTTAATAGCACCAAGAGCAATGTGATATTGGCCTGCCCTTCTAGCTTCCATCTGTAAGGTGCTGCATTGGCTCAAAAGATCAGCGATCATCTGTGGTCGCTCTATATCCCAATCACTCTTAATTTGAGCCCTAGCTTCCTTTAAGTAGCTGTCTACAGTTCTTGGAGACACCCCCCAGTTCTCGGCAGCATATCGCAGACAGTCAGATCGTTTTCCACCATTTGCAATAATTCGAGCAAACCGAGCAACTCGTAATTCTTTCTCAGCTAAAGTTATTTTGGTGTCTGCCATTAGATTTATTTCTCGATTAGGTAGCCAGAAAAATCACCAAATCTGAACCACTGTAAAAAAGGTCCAGCAAGTTGTTTTTCTGTTATAGGACGTTGTACACCAGATAAACTTAATTCCTTTTCGATTATTTCATCAGAAGAAGTGCCAGATGCTTTTTTTCCTGCAAGGGTTAAACGATAAAAAACAGTGGAAGCATATCCACCAACAGGTTCTAATTTATCGAAAACAATAATGGCACCTCCTGTTTTGCAATTTTTTCTTAGTTTATCCATTAAAGAAATTCGTTTTGCAGGTTCAACAAACATTAAAACTAAAAAGAGGATTGCCAAATCAAATTCTTTTGGTTCAACTTCTTCTGCTTTTGAGCAAATAATTTCTCCAGGGGCATCATAAATATCAATCATTGACTGAGAAGGTTCAATGCCAATCAGATGAGCATTTCTTTTTTCAAGAACAGGTTTTAAAGCTCGACCAATATTTCCTGTTGCTGCACCAAAATCATAAACAAGTCCATTTTCAGGAATGTAATGTCTTGCGACATGAGTAATTGCGTTGGTGGCTAATTCATACCAAGGAAGTTGTTCACGAACATGTTGATCAAACCCTTTAGCAACAGAAGATGTTTCAAAAGTCCAATTTGAAGGAATCTTCATATTTTAGTGAGGATGTCTTTATGAATAGTTTTAGCAATAGTGGCCATCATTATTGGTGGTACAGCCCGTCCTATTCTTTCCCATTTTTCATAGAAGGAACCAATTAATTTGAAATCATCAGGAAAGCCACCAACTCGTTTTAATTCAGAAATTGAAAAGGTTCTAGGTTCAGACCAATGATAAAGCTGATTTGCACCTTGCAAGATCGTATTAGCTATACGGAAAGGTGATTGTTTGACATGAGTGAAAAATTTATATCCTCTGTTTAATCTTTCACTTGCTTTTGCTAATGACTCGCCAGGTTTTGCATTATTCCAAAGCAAATAAGTTTCAGTTGCAGGATCAAGTTTTTTTGATTCTGAGGAATCATCTAAATTTTCTAAGGCATCACCAACTGAGTACTGATATGGAAAAGGTAAAGGGTAAGAAGGATCAAGATGTAAATCATTTCTAACACCAATAAAGATTGTTCTTTGTCTCATCTGTGGAACGCCTAACCACTGAGCATCTAAGACCTTACATTTGACGTTGTATCCACATTCTTTAAGAGTTTGAAGGATTCTTTTGAAATATCCTTTTGCAGTACCTTGAATTAAACCAGCAACATTTTCAGCAACAAAAACTTTAGGTTGAAGCCCTTTTAAAAGCCGAGCATATTCAAAAAACAAATCATCAACTCTTTGAGTAGTATCACTATATTTTTTTTCTTGTCCCCAACTTGCTTCTCTTTTTCCTGCTCTTGAGAAAGCAGCACAAGGAGGTGAGCCATCTAACAAATCAAGATCACCGCAATTCAAATTAAGTTTTTCCAATATATCTTCGGGAGTAACTTTTCTTATATCACGAGTGTCTAAAAAACTATTTGGGTGATTAGCTTTATAAGTTTGTTGAGCAGACTCTATAAATTCATTAGCATAAACAACTTTGTAACCAGCCATTCGATAACCAAGACAGGAACCACCACAGCCAGAAAAAGTAGAAGCAACTTTAAATCCATTCCAAGGAAGGTTTTCAATATCAACCATCGAAGGAATTTTATATAGTGGTTTAGACATAACCACCTTTTGCAATTCGGTTGTAGATACCAATAGGAGACTTTGCGTTTGGTTTGTACTTAGAAATTACGGCATCACCTATTCTTTCAGCAATCTTACTGTCACCAAGTTGTAAATTTGTATGAGGTTTAATTTTTAAACAATCAAGCTCTGGGAAGCATTTACGAATAACTTCTTTTTGTCTTGGTTTGTTTAATTCTTGCCAATTTTTATTTATCCATAAAGAAAAAACAGAGGGATCAAAATAAGGATTAGAAAGTTGTATGTTATTAATTTCAGAAAGTTTTATCAATCTTTTTGTTCCAGCAGATTCTAAGTTTGAAAAGTAATCTTGTCTAAAAGTTCTAAACTTTTGATCGTCTTTAGAGTAGTGTATCATTGCTTTTTTAGACAATCCAAAATGACCATCAGCAGCAACTCCTGTAGCAAGTGTTTTATATTTATAACGAGTCATGGTTTGAATTAAATAATAAAAAGGAAACAAACATTCAATAGCAGTTTTTTTCTTACACTTAATTACTTTTATTAAATAATTAACTGTATTAACGATTTCATTTGACTCGATAGGTAGATAAACAGGAATGAATTTAAGGTTAAATTTCTCAGCAAGTCTTGTAGCTGCTTTGAAATCTTGCGAAAACCAATCCTTAAAAGTAAAGGAAATAATTTCGATTTCTTTTCCTATATCTAAAGCAGAAAGAACAACTGCTGATGAATCAATGCCGCCAGAAGTAGCAACAAGAATTTTTTGCGGTAAAGGTCTAAGGATGTCTTGTAAGACAGTACGAATATTATTTGGTTTTACCACTCCATTCATATCCACAAGAAGGGCAACGATGCTCTGTTTCTAACTCATCATCAACTTCAGGAAAATCTTGAGGAACAGTCGGATCATTTCTATCGCCCATTAATTCAACGAGATCTTCTGTTTCAAACCAAGGTGATAAATCATGCTCCTTACCTAATTCATGGAGCATTGAAGCATCCCAAGCAGATAGATCACTCGCCCTATTATCAGCAAGAGCAAGACCAACCTTTTGATCTTCAGTTAAGCCTTTTCTTTTTACAGCAATAATTTCATCACCATCAGTTTCAATAACTCTTACATTTTCAAGTCCTGCTGCCTTAGCACCTTCAATAGTTCCATTACCAGCCAAGACACGATTGTCCTCATCAATAACAATTGATCGAGCAGCCCCGTATTTTTTTAAAGATTCTTCGATTAAAGTTGCAGAACGATCAGTACGTTTACGTGCATTTTTATGATCACTTTTAAGATCTTTAATTGAGGTCATAAAGTTTTGGAAAGGGGTACAGAGATTTCATTTGCTGTCTCAAGATAAGCTCTAATGCGAAAAAGTTCATCAGAGAGTAAAACGAGCGTATTAACAGGGATTGGAATTTGTTCTTCAATAGCATTGTCAGAGATAGCAGCAGCAATAGTTTTGGCTTGATCTAAAGTATGTTGTAGATTTTCGATAACAGGTTGCTGTCGTTTAGATATATTTTTATGCATCTTTTTTAGACATAGAGGCAAGAGCTTCTTTACCTTTCTTTTCTGAAGGGAAAGAGAATAAGTCTGGAAGTGTTTTTAATTGTTCTTTTACTTCAGCTATATACCAAGGAGTTGGTACTTTTTTTCCTTTAGCAATATCAACTCTAAGCTGATTCATTTCCTCAGTTGTCTTTTTCCAATTCTCTTTTCTAATTGAATGAATTTCTCTAGTTTTTTCTTTGTCTAATTCTGCTCCAATAGATTGCAGACCACCAGTTGGTGAGTCAGTTGCATTAATACCATGTCCAGCTCTGTAACCTGTTTTTGCTTCACTACCATCTGGTGAACTTGTTGAGTAAGCAGCTTGACAATGACAAATCAAAGCTAAATCACACCCACCTTGTCGGTTGCCTTTGTTGTTTTTATCGTAATCAGGTAAATAATTATTGACTAACCCATCAGAATTAGAAACAATTCCAGAGTCGTAACAGGCGTAACAATTAGCAGAAGGAGAATAAAAAGTGAGGTCACGGTCAAAAGCAGACCGCTTGTGATAGAGGGCCATTAAGCGAGATTTTAAAATGGTTGACCAGCAGGGGCATCGACTGCCCAAGGTTCTGGTGCTTTCTTTTTAATCGTATCAGACTTGTCCAGAGCAATAAAAGTCTCATAAGACTCATCCCGTAACCAGCGAAAACAATTAGGGAAGCAAACAGCATAGCCACCGTTTTTCTCCACTGTTCGCTGATCTTTAATAGCTGAATTAAGAGCAGCCAAGATCAAATCACTAGATTTTTTCTTTGTAGCTTTTTTATAGAACTGCCAAGCTTTGGATTTGTTCTGACCAGAAGCTCTTTTTTTAATAGCTTGGTACTTTCTCCAAAAGATCTCAAAATCGTCTGAATAAGAATTTTTTTCCTTTTTTCCCACCGTATTAGATTTATATATATTTGGTTCTTTTGTATCTGGTTTATATGTATCTGGTTCGTTGGCAAATGGTGCTAGGGGGGGGTGCATAGTTTGCCTAGGGGTATGGCAAATGGTGCTAGGGGTATAGCAGGATTTGCCTAGCGGTTCATTACTAGGATCTGGGACATTAGCAAGGTGCCAGACCGTCACTTTGTACAAATTACTTTTCTGGCCGTATTCATCTTTCTGATGTTCTCTTTGAAGCCAGCCAAGAGATACAAGTTGATTAACAACTTTTTGAACAGTACGAACAGAAAGACAAGAAGCGTCAGCAATAGTTTTTAAACTTGGCCAAGATTGATGTTCGTTTTTTCCTGCGTAACTTTCTATTGCCCAAAGAACTGCTAATTGATTTGGTTGTATTTTTCCTCTTAAATTTGTAGGAAGTGCGGTGAATTGAAAGCCTTGTGGATTAAAGGACATTAGCTATAGTGAGAATGAGAAACCTGCAAGGGGTCTTAGGACAACCCCTTTTTTTTTGTCTTAATGAGAATTTCGGTTGAAGGTATAGAGCCAGCTCCGCAGGGAAGCAAAAAACATGTAGGACATGGTCGGATGATAGAAGTAAGTAAACGGGTCAAGCCTTGGAGAAAAGCAGTTCGTCTTGAAGCTTTAGCTCAAAGGACACCTCTAATAGAGGGAGCATGTGACATTGCGGTTGTATTTCGCTTTTGTCGCCCGAAAGCTCATTTCAACACACGCGGTAAGTTAAAGCCAGTAGCACCTGAGTTTGTTACCGTTAAAAGAAATGATATAGACAAACTACTACGCTCAACTCTAGATGCATTAACTGGCTCAGCAATCTCAGATGATTCTCAAGTTGTAACGGTAGCAGCAGAGAAAAGATATTGCTTTGAAGGAGAACCAGCAGGAGCAGAAATCATCATCCGATCTCTTGAATAATTGTCGGGGGATAGATCAGCCACCTCGCTTAAGGACCGCCCTGCCTTTCGACTTTCAACCTTCTTAGGAAAGGTATCAGGCTCCCCGACATTAATAATTTATCAATAAACAAAAAAAAAGCCCCTTCAAGAGGGGCTGATTGATTAAGTGAGAAGGGTTAAAGCGGTAACTAAACCAACGAGAATAAAGAGAATTTGTTGTTGCTCTTCTAAACCGTCAATCCTTTGTTCTAAGGTTTTTTGGTTTGTTTTTGCTGCGGTTCTTAGTGCAGCTCCGTTTTTACCAGTCAAAGGAATTAATTCCATGGATGAATTTGCAAGGTACAGAACGGGATCTCTCCCAAATTGACTATATAAGGATTGGTCGAGAAGTCCAGTGCTTTCTGCACCAGTTTTAAAAACAACAAAAAAAAGGGGGGATTAACCCCCTTTCAGTTTTTTATCGACCTCTCTGGATTCCTTAAGGATCCTGTCGATCTCTCTAAGTCGTCTAGCGTCTGACTGAGCTAGATCTCTTAGGCTTGCTCTAAGCAAGTCGGTCAATTGACCCATGTGATTAAGTTGTCGAGGTACAAGTGAGATCTCTCTCACCTGCTCATTATATAGAGGGGTACCCCTAGTGCCACCTCTATAAAGGAATTGATAGAAAAATGCTAAGGGGGTGGCTAAAGGGATAAAAGCACTATATAATTGATTCAAGAGGAGAGATCCTTCACCCTTGCTTTTTAAAAGATGTCAAAGTTTCAATTATCTTTTTCACTAGATAACGAAGCATTTGCTGAAAATGCAGCCCCAGAAATCAGCAGAGTTTTAAAAACAATATCTGATGATTTTAAAAATGAATTTTTTAATTCCTATTCAATCCCTTACGAAACAAATCTTAGAGACGTAAATGGAAACAAAATAGGATCTATAAAAATTTCTAATGATCAAGAAAAAGCTGTTTATCCTAATGAATGGCTTTAAAAATAAATTTTAATTTAGAGGGGATAACATTGCGAGTGCCTTAGCAGCCAGAGCGTAAACCCCTCTCTTTTTAATCTCGCTTTTTTAACAATGCAACTTCTAACAAAAGAACTCGAAAAAAAACTTCCTAAATTACATTCAGCCTCAAACAAAGCCTATGTCAAATGGTTTACTCCAGATGCTAATTGGACTTGGTACGTTATGGAATACGATCCAGAATCAGGCGACTGCTTTGGATATGTAAAAGGTTTAGAAAATGAAATGGGTTACTTCAATATTAATGAAATAAAAAAAGTTAAAGGTCAATTAGGTCTACCTGTTGAAAGAGATCGTTTGTTTGAAACAACATCTTTTGAAGACTTACAAAAAGGTGATCACTAATGGAAAAACAAGACCTACAAGTTCTTAGAGACAAACTAAGAAAACTACAACACAATCAATGGGATCAAATGCTAAAAGAAGGTCGCAAAGATGAGGTTCTTTTAGCTCTTATTCAAGATACTTATCGACACTGTAACGAGGTCGATAACATGGCAATCGAACTTATTCATCAGTTAATTTCTAAATTTGACGAATTAAATAATTACGTCAATGTTATGGCTAACAGATTGACTGAATTAGAAAAATTAAAAATGCGTTGGGAGGAAGTTAATCATCCTCCTACTCAAGAAGAAATAAAAGCAGAACAACTTAATCAGTGGTTTGACCACAAAACTGACGACCTACCAAACTTAAAGCCAACTAACAATGACAAATAAAAAATCAAAAGCTAAGACACCTGATGTAGGTCCATTTGCAGAACGGTTTGCAAAATTCTTAGAAATAGGACTTCATTGCTTTGAAGAAAATTTTGAAGATTTTAATCCTTGTCATGTACTAGAAGAAAAAAACGGAAAAGGTGTGATGTTCTCTCAATTTAAAGAGAAAGACTATGGCAGAGAAACTTCTGAGGAATATACCGTTATTGCCTTTGAACATGGGATCGTTTGGCCTTCAGGTGCAAGTATTTGCTTTAGCAACGAACAACCACCAGAACAAGTCGCCTTACTATTTATTGCAGCACTAAGTAGAGAAATGCCAGTAAACAAGCCAACTTGTGGAAACTGTGAGACCAAAGGGATGTTTAGTAAGGGGGGTGGCTTAAGGTAGCTATAGGTGCTATAATTGAGATAAGCCCGAGAGGGCTCCTTCGCTAAAGTCTTATGAATCTTCAAGAAGAAATTTCTACAGTAAAAAAATCTTTAAAGCAAGCTCAAGATGATTATGCTCATGCTTTTGCTGCTGGAGATCTTTCTACTATTCCTGTTAAAAAAAGAAAAGTTGCCAAGCTCACTAGAGAATTTGGCAAGCTAATCAAGCAGAGGTTAGCAAAATGAAAAACCTCTCAACAATCACACTTTCTATTCTTTTCGGTGGTCTTCTTTATTGGGGGTTAACAACCTCCTTAAAAGATATGACCAGAACAGACTGTGAAATACATCAAATTGAAAAAGCTTGCGAACAACTTAATGACTAAAGGTACTGCTGTGATTCCTAATGCTGTTTACCATGCTGACCCAGCATACAGTTCATCAGATCTCAAGTTAATTACTAACACTTGTCCTGATGCCTTCTATAAAACTAAATATGAAAGCCAGAAAAAAGATTATGCACCTGCATTAAAAAAAGCTTTCAGAGATGGTGAGCTTTGTCATGCTTTTACACTTGAACCTGAAAGAGCAAAAAAAGACTACGCAGTTTGTGCTAACAGATCTACAACAGAAGGAAAAAAACAAGCAGCTCAGATGAAAAAAGATGGCATAGAGGCCATTAATAATACTGAGCTTGAATTAGTTACAAATGTAAGCCAAGCAGTTTTTAATCATCCAGTTGCTTCTGAACTTCTATCAGAAGGACAACCAGAATTAAGTTTTTGGGCTGATGATTCAATAACAGGTCTTTGCTGTAAAGCACGACCAGATTGGATTAAAAAAGATGGCACGATTATTGATTTAAAAACAACAGGTGATAAAGGAGCAAAGCCGTCTGCCTTTAGCAAGACAGCAGCCAACCTTCTTTATCATCTTCAAGCTGCTCATTATTTAGAAGTAACAAAAGCAAAACGCTTTGTTTTTCTTGTCGTTGAAAAAGTTTTTCCTTTTTCAGTCGGTATTTATGAATTAGATGAAGCAGCACTAGAAGAAGGTTTACGCCTTCAAAATGATGCTTTAGCTCTAATTAAATCTTGTCATCAAAACGGTAAGTGGCCTACTTACACCGATGAAATCACCTCGCTTAGTTTTCCTAACTGGGCTTTTACTTCTCATTAAAAATGGAATCTATTTCACCTAAAAAAGAGTTGTTCCAAGCTCTACAAAAAGTTCAAGCAGAAATGCCTTCTTTAAAAAAAAGCAAAGAAGGTTTCAACTATAAATACACACCACTAGAGGAAATGCTTTCAGTGGTTCAACCTGTATTACATAAAAATGGGTTGATGCTAATTCAACCGCAAGGAGTCAGTGAACATGGTCAGACAACAATTCTTACTTGTCTAATTCATGTAGAAACAGGTCAGCAATTAACAAGTCACTTGCCGATTTATTTACCTGACAATATGGGCAACAAACCAATGTTTGCTTGGGGTGGGGCACTTACTTACGCAAGAAGATATGCCATAAAAATGATTCTAGGGATCGAGCCTGACATGGATACAAACACAGAAGATCCCGATAAATTAATTGAACATCAAATGAAAAAAGCAGTTCAAGGAAAACAAACAAATCCAGCTAAAAGAGCAGCACCAAAACCGACTAATGCTTCTGTTGCTGTTATGGCAGCACAAGCAATTAGACAAGCAAAAACAACTGAAGAATTATTTGGTCATAAGAAAAATGTAATGACTAGACATGCAGAAGGTCGTTTAACTGCTGATGATCAAAAAGGATTGATTGATTTAATTAATCAATGCGAATTGAAATTAAAAGGTAAAAAATAAATATGGAACCAAATACAATTATTTTCTTACTGCCAAAATCTGAATTAAAAAAGACTGAATATGATTTTCTTAGGAAATTATATAAGTCACAAGACATAGCTTTAATGCTTAAACATGACCGCAAAATTATTGAGTGGTTTTGGAAAATAAGTATGGAAGGTGAAGTCCTTGAAATCATAGATGACAAACCAAAGGCAGTTAACAAGCAACTACAACTTCCAGTAATTAAAAGCTAAACAAATGGAAGAACCTTTTTTAACAACAGAACAACTTGCCGAAAGATACGGCATTAAACCTGTCACCGTTAAACGGTGGCGAAGGGACACTAGGGCAGGTAAGCCTATTGGTCCTAATTGGTACGAACTCCCAATTATGGCCGTAGCTAAAAATGCTCCTAGAGTTCGTTACCCTCTCGCTCAAGTTCTTGCTTGGGAAGAAACCAATTCAATTACGCCCATTAACCATTTTTAATTATGCCTTTTGACGCTGCACTTCCAAAACAAATCAAGTGGTCTGTTAATGACAATCGCTTTGATGATAAAGATAAAAATCCTAAAAGCTTGAGCCTCTTTATTCCTAAAGAATCTATTGGTGCCTTCTGTAATCACATTATGAATATGGTAGACAATCCTGATTTGGTAAGAACAGGCAAAGTATATAACTTTGACACTCAATCAAATGAAGAGGTTGATGGGATTTATATCAATGGCAAAGGAAAAATCAGTCAAGATGAATCTGGAGCATTTGGAAGTATCAATCCTCAAAAGATTGATGGTATTGATGAACCAGCATTTTAAGGAAAGGGTTCACACCCTTTTCCTTTTCATATTATTTCTAAACTATTGGAGGTAAAACATTGATTAAAGATTACAAAAATAAATCTTATAACTTTAAAACTAAAAAGTTTGAAAGTATTCATCCAGAAATAGGTGAATTAAGAGAAAAATTTATGTATAAGGATTTTAAAATCTTTAAAAACTTTAATTTAAAACATTTTCTAAGGGCACCATACGAAAATGAAATAGAGTCTTATGAAGAAGAATTAATCAAAAAATCTTGTAAAGGTGAAGAATGTATCGCAATGAATTGTATTTTTCTAAGTAGTGAAACAAGAGCAATAATCCCTATGAATCAAGATATGTTCACAGACTGTGTTTTTAAAGATAAGACACCAGTATATTATAAAAAACAAATGTATATTGGTTCAAAAGATTTTTTCGAAAAAAACATAAAAAAAGGTTTTAAAAATGAGACTTGAATTTGGACACCAATTACTACCATATTGTCTTAGAAAAATAGAAGACAATGTTGGTGGTTGGATTTCTTTAAATAGAGATTACAAACCTTTTAATCATGCCACTAAAGACGGATGGGCAGAATATGAAAAAGTTCCAGCAAATGCCCGAATTAAAAAATTAAATTTCAAACAGATGCAATTTCTTAGCTATAAAGAAATTACAAATAAAGATACTAAAACTATTTATTTATATTCTGATTATTGTTACCCACCTCTTTCAAAAGAAGCTTGGCAACAATACTCTGAAAAACTACAACGACTTGCTAAATATATGACAATTGAACGATAAAAAAAAATGAATCAAAAAACACCCATGACAGAATTTGAGACCAAACTCATAAATTCTCTTGAAAGAATTTCAGAGGATCTAAGCACCATTTCTATACATCTAGTTGCGTTAGATGCTGATGGTGAGTTGATTGGTGAGCTGGTTCGACTTGGCGACATCTTGAACGAAAGCAATCGTATTGTTGCTAAATCTAGAGACATGGTGGGATACAAGACTTTCGATGAATAATTACAAAGTAAATTTTTTATGAATTTTTTAGATTGGCTTGGCTCTTTTTTTGTTTATAGAAGTCCTAAGCCTTATCAAGGTTTTGCAAGATTCCTTGAAACTCGTACAGCAAGAGAATTAAGATTACTAGCTGGGACAACAACCCATTACAGCAAGAAAAAACTCGTACAAATTTACTTACAAAAAACTAATGCCAGCAACACCGAGGTTCAAAATTAATGACCGTGTTAATAAAAAAAGGAACACAGGAGTCTTTTTAGCAATAGATTCTACTGCTGGAACAATTATAGAAATGGAGGAGAAATTTAATACTAGAGGTCGCCCAAGTTATTACTACAACGTGAAATGGCCTGACGGTAGAACATCAGAACACGCACAACACATATTAGTTCCAGCTCCATAAAACATTAAAAAAACCTTCCGTACTGGGGAGATACAGAAGGTCTTTCTTTCTTTTTTTCGCTGACCAGAGGCTATGCAAGACCTCTTTTAAAACTATAACCCTAATATTTTTCCTAGCAAGTTAGGCTCCTTTTTTTTTTCTTCAAATAGTTTGATTAATCGAGTTTGTAACTCTGCAATTTTATTTAAACAACCAGCGATAAAAATACTTTGTTGATGATTTTGTCTTGCACAATCTTCTGCATATTTTTTAATACCTTCTAAATCATCAGATGATTGAATTAACCTTATTTCTTTTTCTAAATGCAATTCCTCTTCTAAAGTAGGAGGTTGAGCTAATTCAAGAATAAATGAAAGATCTAATGGAATTTCTTTTTCTTTCATCTTTTTCTTTTAGTTTTAGCAATTTTTCTTGATGCTGAAAAGCTTTAAATCGCTGCCTTTTTAGTTCTTGACAATAAGAACAATTACACAATTCCATCAAAGCTATCAAGATCTCCTGCTTTAGCTGCTAGTCCAGTATAAATACCATGTTGAGGATGATCTGGTCTATGACGACCATCAAGAATATACCAACGCTCCATGTTTAATACTCTTTGACGGTCTTCTTCTACCCAATCTTTCTTATATATGCTCATTGAAGTTTTAATGTTCGATTAGGCCATAGTCTAACTTCTATAAAGTCAACATCTTCTGAAGTAAGACTGTTGTTACTTTGTTCTGTAGCAGACTCAAGTACCCAAAGGGTAAAGCGTTTTCCTCGCTCGCTGCTGAAGAATAATTTTTTCATTGGTAATTTTCATGAAACTGATTAAAATATTTTTGTACTTTACCCCCTAGCAAGCATTAGCATTTTGAGTATTGGATAGCTATTAAACCCTTAGCTTCGTAGAGGACTCTAAGGGTTTTTTAGTGACTATTGTCCTCTCCAGTTCCTTGGTTTGTTTGCATCTAATCTTGCTAACTCTTTGTCAATACTGTTAAGGCGGTGAAAAATCTCACGGATGTCACCTTGCCTTTTATTAGACCTGTTGCCTAAAACCATAAGCAACGCTGACAACATAGCACCAAG